CGCGATGTTCGACTGCTCGGTGCGCCACTGCCGCGACATCTGCTCGGGCAAGAAGCGCCAGCTGGCCACCAGGTTCAAGGAGGTGCGCTTACCTGAGCCGGGCTGATCGACAGTCCGGGGCATGTCAGACAGCACTCAGACACCAGAAAACGAACGCGCGTTCCTTGCCGCGTTGGCCACCACGTGCAGCGTGACGAAGGCCTGCGAACTCACCGGGCTGCCTCGGCCCACGGTGTACGGCTGGAGGGCAGCCGACGCAGATTTCGCGGCTCGGTGGGACGAGGCCAAGCGGATCGGCGCCGAGGCCTTGGAGGACGAGGCCATGCGCCGCGCGGCCGAGGGTGTCGACGAGCCGGTGTTCCACCAAGGTGCTCAGGTCGGCACGGTGCGCAAGTACAGCGACACCCTGGCCATTTTCCTGCTCAAGGGCGCGATGCCCGAGAAGTACCGCGACAACGCCAAGCTGGAGCTGGCTGGCCGCCTGGAGCTGGGCAAGCTGTCCGACGAGGAGCTGGACCAGGAGCTCGCCACCCTGACCGCGCAGGTGGGCCGCACGGCCCTCAAGTCCGCCGATGGCGATTTCTCCGACATCTGCTGACCGCGCGACCAAGGAGCGCATGGTCCTGCTGCTGCGCGAGAAAGCGCGGCGGCTGCCGATTTGGAAACCCTTGCCGGGCCCCCAGACCATGGCCTACGAGTCAACGGCCGACATCGTAGGCTTCGGTGGTGCGGCAGGTGGCGGCAAGACCGACCTGGCCTGTGGCAAGGCCCTGACCAAGCACCGCAAGGTCATGATGCTGCGCCGCGAAGGCACGCAGCTGACAGGCATCACCGACCGTTTCACCGAGCTGCTGGGCACCGATGCGGGGTTCAACAGCACCAAAGGCATTTGGCGCACCACGCGCCGCGATGGCGTGCCGTTGCAGCTGGAATTCGGCTCGACGCCTCACCTGGGCGACGAAACCAAGTATCAGGGGCGACCGCATGACCTGCTGGTGTTCGATGAGGCGTCCAACTTCCTCGAGCACCACGTGCGCTTCCTGCTGGGCTGGCTGCGCTCTACCGTGCCCGGCCAGATCTGCCAGGCTCTGCTCACATTCAACCCGCCCACTTCGGCAGAGGGCCGCTGGATCATTGACTTTTTTGCCCCGTGGCTGGACCCCAAGTTCCCGGGCAAGAAGGCCCAGCCCGGCGAAATCCGCTATGCGGCCATGCTGCCCGATGCGGCCGGCAAGGTGCGTGACGTGTGGGTGGACGGACCCGAGCCCTTCGTCATGGTCGACGGCGTGCGGGTCTACGACTTCGACCCCGCGGACTACAAGCCGCAGGACATCATCACCCCCAAGGGGCGCACGTTCATCCCGTCGCGGATCTCGGATAACCCCTACCTCTCGAGCACCGGCTACATGAGCACCTTGCAAGCCCTTCCCGAGCCGCTGCGCTCGCAAATGCTCTATGGTGACTTCCAGGCCGGTGTCAAAGACGACATTTGGCAGGTCATCCCGACCGAGTGGGTGCGCATCGCACAGGACCGGTGGAAGAAGCCCGACAGACTCGAGCCGATGGATTCCATGGGCATCGACGTGGCCCGCGGTGGAGAGGACGACAGCACGTTCGCCAGGCGGCACGGCTACTGGTACGACGAACTGGTGGTCGTGCCCGGCACTGCCACACCGGACGGCCCGAAGGTCGCAGGGCTTGCGATCGCTCACCAGCGCGACCAAGCGCCCATGCACATTGACGTGATCGGCGTGGGCGCCAGTCCTTACGACTTCCTGGCACAGGCCAACCTGCCGGTGTACGGCATCAACGTGGCCGAGGGCAGCACGGCCAAGGACAAGAGCGGGCGCATGGGGTTCTTCAACCTGCGCAGTGAATTGTGGTGGCGGATGCGCGAGGACTTGGACCCGGCCAACAACACCGGCATCGCCCTGCCCCCGGACCCAGAACTGGCCAAGGACCTGACGGCACCACGTTGGTCGTTGTCCGGCGCGACCATCAAGGTCGAGAGCCGCGAGGACATCATCAAGCGCATCGGCAGGTCACCAGACCGCGCCAGCGCTGTGATCCTGGCGCGCATCGAAACGCCGAAGATGTCGACCGGGCGGCAAGAGGTTCGCGAAACGCGCAGGAAGTGGGACCCATACGCCCGTTGACGGGGTGCGCTTACCTCGGCCCCGCTGTCTGACATTGCGGGGCATGCACGACGCCCTGCCCGCCCTCCTGACCGGCATGCCTGACCCTGAACTGGTGCGGGCGGCCGAGCGCATGCTGGCAGACCTGCCGCAGGTTGACCTGCAAACCCAGCACCTGGTGCACGGCGGCATGTACGCCCGCACCATCTTCATCCCGGCGGGCACCTTCCTCACCGGCGCGCTGACCAAGCAGGACAACGTCTGTGTGGTCTATGGCGACATCGAGGTCACGACCGACGAGGGGCCGAAGCGGCTCACCGGCTTTCATGTGCTGCCAGCCAAGGCTGGCGCCAAGCGTGCGGGTCGCACGTTCGCGGATACGTGGTGGACCACCCTCATGGCCACCGAGCACGTCGAGGTCACCGACATCGAACGGCAAATGACGGACGAGGCGGACCTGCTGCAGACCAACCGCGCAGGCATCGAGTTCGCGCACCCCAACCACCTGGAGGTCGAGGCATGAGCTTCGGAGTCGTCGCCAGCGTCGCCGTCGGCCTGATGGCAGTCAACACCTACACCCAAGCCGAACAGGCCCGCAAGGCCGCGAGTGCGCAGGAGCGCGCGAACAACCTGGCCCGTGAGGACGCCCGCAAGGCGGCCGACCAAGCTGACCAGGCGGCCAACAAGGCCAACCGCAAGGGCCCGGACATCGCGGCATTGATGGCCGGCAACGCCATGACCAAGGGTGTGGGCAGCACGATGCTCACCGGCCCGCAAGGGGTGAGCACGGCCAACCTGAGCCTGGGCCGCAACCAACTGCTGGGGGCTTGATGAAGCACCACGAGCACCTGCAGGTCTGGGAGGCGCTCAAGTCGGAGCGCTCGAGCTGGGTTGCGCACTGGCGTGACCTGAGCGACCACCTGCTGCCGCGGTCGGGGCGCTTCTTTGCGCAGGACCGCAACCGCGGCGAAAAACGGCACAACAACATCCTGGACGAGACCGGCACGCAGGCCCTCGAGATCCTGGCCGCCGGCATGCAAGCAGGCATGAACAGCCCCGCGCGCCCCTGGTTCAAACTGACCACGGGCGACCCCGACCTGGCCAAGCAGCAGGACGTGCGCCTGTGGCTGGACCAGGTCACCAAGATCATGCTGCGGGTCTTCCACAAGTCCAATTTCTACCGGGCCATGCACATGGGCTACGAGGAGCTGGGCGGCTTCGGCTCGTGGTCCTGCCTGCAGGTGCCCGACTTCCAGAGCGTGACCCACTTCCTGCCGCTGACCGTTGGCGAGTACTGCATGGCCACGAACTGGAAGGGGGAGGTGGACACCCTGTTCCGGCACTTCGAGGCCACGGTCAACCAACTGGTGCGCGAGTTCGGCCTGGAGAACTGCAGCCACAGCGTGCAGCAGGCCTATCGCAACAACCACGGTCAGCGCTGGGTCGAGGTGGTGCACGCCATCCGGCCGCGCGAAAACCGCGACGGCACCAAGCTCGACGGCAAGAATATGCCGTTTGAGTCGGTTTACTTCGAGCTCGGCGGCAACCAGGACAAGTACCTGCGCGTGTCGGGCTTCAAGTCCTTCCCCGGCTGGGGCGCACGCTGGCACACCCGTGGCGGCGACGTCTACGGCTACGGGCCGGGCATGCTGGCCCTGGGCTCGATCCGCCAGCTGCAGCATGAACAGATGATGAAAGGCAAGGCGATCAGCTTCCAGGCTGACCCGCCCGTGCAGGTGCCTGTGTCGCTGCGCGCCGGTGGTGCTGACCTGCTGCCCGGCGGCGTGTCCTTCGTCGACAACCCGCAGACCGGGATCCGCACCGCCTTCGACGTGCCGCTGCGCCTGGACTTCCTGCTGGGTGACGTGCAGGACGTGCGCCAGCGCATCCGCGAGTCGTTCCACACCAACCTGTTCCTGATGCTGGCGTCGAGCGATCGCACCCAGATGACCGCCACCGAAGTGGCCGAGCGGCACGAGGAAAAGATGCTCATGCTGGGCCCGGTGCTCGAGCGTGTGACGCACGAGACCCACGTGCCTGCGGTCAACAACACGTTTGACGAGCTGCTGCGCGCGGGCGTCTTGCCTCCCCCACCCGACAGCCTGGCCGACCAGGAGCTCAACGTCGAGTTTGTCAGCATGCTGGCGCAGGCGCAGCGTGCCGTGTCCACCAACGCGGTGGACCGCTTCGTCGCCAACCTGGGCGTGGTCGCCCAGCTCAAGCCTGACGTGCTCGACAAGTTCGACGCCGACGTGTGGGCCGACGAGTACGCCGACATGACCGGCGTGTCACCTGAGTTCATCGTGGCCAACGACAAGGTGGCGATTGTGCGTAAAGCACGCGCCGAGGCCGCGCAGCAGCAGGCCCAGGCCGAGCAGGCCGCCATGGCATCCCAGACCGTCAAGAACCTGGCCACTTCGCCCAGCGGGGCCGGTTCGGTGGGCGGCGACCTCATGACTCAATTTTCGGGTTACTCGATCCCCGCAGGAGCTTGACCATGCTCGTAATCATCACCAAGACATTCGACGACGCAAGCGGTGTTCGGCGCTACGCCGGGCAAAACCTGGACGTCCCCAGGGAAACCGCCGAAAAGTGGATTGCGGACCGGTACGCGACGCGGGATTCAGACGGCGTGGACAGCTCCGGGGGGCTCCCGCTCACGAACACCGCTCTGCTCAACGGTGGCCGCTACATCTCGTGTCTTCCGATGAGCGACAACAGCCTGTCGCGTGGGTTTGCTCGTGACATCTCGGGCGCTGGCAATCACGGCGTTCTGTTCGGCGTCACGCCTGCGACTGCCTG